ACCGGATGGCCGCGCGATTTTTTTCCCCCCTTGACGTGGCGCTCTGGTGGCCGTGCGATCCCCTCGCGCTCCCTGGTGCTCTTCTGGTGCCCCCTCCCGCTCACGCTCGCTCCAACATTGGTGCTGGAGACGCGCTCCCTCATTGGTGCTGGTACCTGACGCGCGTCTTTTTGACTGCCCTTTAATTCGAGTTAAAGGATTAATCTTTTGTCGCGCGATTTGAATTATTGTCCCGCGACGACTGTGTGTACCCCATGGTGGACGTGGCCAATTTCTGACCACGCTGCTGAGTTTACTTGCGATTAATGTTGTACCCGTTCAGTTATATATGTAGTGGAATGGTATATCATGTCATATCCTACTCAGCAGCCGAACACGTCTATAGAGTAATTAACTAATTACTGTGTTGATCTCGTATTATTTTTAGATAATGTATTATTTTAGGAATAGACGTGGTTCGAATTCACACGGACGACGACATTATTCTCGTAATAATGTGTTCAAGCGTCCAATTTCATCAAAGAGGCATGATTGGAAACGTGGAGGAGTCAATTCCAGCAAGCCCAGTGATGAGCCCAAGATGAAGGTCCAACGCATTCATGAGAATCAGTATGGGTCCAACTTTGTAATGGCCCATAATTCAGCCATTTCTACGTACATCACTTATCCCAGCTTGGGGAAGATCGAACCCAGCAGGAGCAGGTCCTATATTAAGTTGAACCGCTTGCGTTTCAAAGGGACCGTTAAGATTGAACGTGTTCAACCGGACATGAATCTGGACGTTGCTATCCCCAAGGTGGAAGGAGTCTTCACCCTCGTTGTGGTTGTGGATCGGAAACCGCATCTTGATCCATCTGGTGGTCTGCAAACGTTTGACGATCTTTTCGGTGCTAGGATACACAGTCACGGTAACCTCAGCATAATTCCTACGTTGAAAGACCGCTATTATATCCGACACGGTTCAAACGTTGTTGTCGTTGAGAAAGACACGCTGATGGTAGACGTGGAAGGATCCATTCCCCTCTCTAACAGGCGTTATAATTGTTGGTCCACGTTTAAGGATCTGGATCGAGAATCATGCAATGGCGTTTACGGCAACATTAACAAGAACGCCCTGTTAGTCTATTACTGTTGGATGTCGGATACGATGTCTAATGCATCGACATTTGTAACTTATGATCTGGATTATATTGGATGATTAATGAAATAAACATTGTATTTAGCCAATTTTGAACACTTTAATATTATGAAGATCATTATTACAATCTACTGCAATGATTTGGGCTGTGAAGGTCTACAATTACTATTGATACACTCCTGGACAGTAGTCCTAACGAGCTCGTTCAACTGGCCCATTGACATCGTGATGTTGGACTCCGCTCTCTGGGCTCCTATAACTGACGCAGACTCTCCTGGGTCTAGAACGGTGGTCCCGAGCCTGCTCAGGTGTCTGTAAGGGTGGAGTTCGTTCTCCACCTCCGAGTCCGCCTCTGAATGGCCCGTTCCTATGGTGCTCCTGGAAGCCCACGATTCACCAGGCCTTATCTCTATTGGGCCTCGAAGCCCAACCCTTGACATGGACGCGCATCTGATGGGCTTCCTTTCCCATCTTCCGTAGTCGACATGGGAAAAGTCCACATCTTTGTCCGTGAACTGTTTGGACAAGATCTTTACTGTTGGTGCCCGGAAAGGGATGTCGACGGAGTGTTTCGCCGTCGATAATTTCAGCTTCCCTTTGAACTTCGCGAAGTGGGTCCTCTGATGAACATTCGTGTCGCAAACTCTGTAATAGAGTTTCCATGGAATTGGGTCCTTGAGCGAGAAGAATGAAGCTGAAAAGTAGTGGAGATCTATGTTGCATCTGATCGGAAAAGTCCACGACGCCTGCAGTGACTCGTTGTCCGTCATCCTCTTGTCGTGGATCTCCACAATTACCGACCCCGTCGCGTTGATCGGAACTTGCTGCCTGTATTCTATGACGCAGTGGTCGATCTTCATGCAGCTACGACTGAGTCTAGCCGTCAACTGAGACGCCGTCGACGGAAATTGCAGAACGATCTCAGTTAGGTCATGCGAAAGCTGATATTCGTCCCTATGGGACTCTATGTAATTGAAGGCATGCGGAGGATTAACCAACTGAGAATCCATCTGAATAAGAAAGGCCGCGCAGCGGAACCGATTGCTGAAGTTGATGTGCTGAGAAAAATGTTAGGGTTCCTCTTGAAGAAATGTGAAGGATATGACTGAGGAAGAAGATGATCAACTGCTCTGGGTGGTTATGAACACTATTTATAAGATGGAAATTCTGTTTAAGCCTTCTCTTTTTGAGAAAGAGAAGAGAGTTTATGAAGAAGTTGAGGATGAGGATAATCTACTTCTAAGGGTGTTTATATAGAAACCCAGGTGTTATGTTCTTTCTTTAGAGCGTTCTGTAGAAGTTTTAATCCCTGGGAATGGCATTTCTGTAAATAAGGGTGTTCCCCCAATAGCTCTCTCGCTCAAAACTCCTATGAATTGGGGGAAATGGGGGAAAATATATACTAGAAGCTCCTAAGGGGCACGTGGCGGCCATCCGTATAATATT